TAACAGTAACAGTAACAGACACACAAACTAAATCTCTTGAATACGCAGCATATTCAGTACAAGATTGGTGTGATAACTCAATACACGAAAGAGCAAGAGTAGCACAAGAAGAAATTATTGCATTACTTGTAACTCATTGTAATGCTAATAGCGTAGCTTTAGCAGTAGGTGTTGATGCACAAATTACACAGGCATATAGTTTAGGTGTTGTAGATACAGCTAAAAACATATCAGACGCACTATAATTATATTCTACACCATATGGTGTGTAAACAAAAACTCTATTTATTGCCATAACATCTAAGACATAATCCTTATAAATAGAACTAAGAAGGAGACTGTGTTAGATGGCAACAATATCAAATATTTTTATAAATCAGGGTACTGATTTCACCACCACCGTTACTATTTCAGACGCTGTTGGTGCCGCACTTGATCTTACAGGGTATACTGCCCTCGCTCAACTTCGTAAAACGTATGAGTCAACGACTTCTACTGCTTTTGCTGTAGCATTTGATTCATCTCGCCTCACAGGCAAAGTAACAATCTCCCTTACCGATACTCAAACAGCTTCCATTGAAAGTGGACGGTATGTTTATGATCTTCTTGTAACATCTGGTACAGGACTAAAGACAAGGGTTGTCGAAGGTATTGCTACACTGAATCCAAGCGTGTCTAGGAGTTAAAAAGAATGTCTATTAATGCAACAGTGTCAGGGGTTACGAATAACATTGTGGGCACAGTTTCACAAGGAAATGAAGTTGCGGTTACAAGAATAACTGTGCCGGGCCCTGCTGGTCTGTCTGGTGAAAAAGCAACTAAATTTGCAGAATTATCTGATATAGATATCACTAATATTGGTGATGGTGCTATGATACAATATAATGCGACTACCTCTAAATTTGAGGTTAAACAAGACATAGACCAGATTGCTGGGGTAGTACGCCTCAGTGGCGGTATATTTTAATTAAAACAGGGTAGTAAATAAAAAATGGCAACTATTATTCAGAACAAAAGGACGTTAACTGGAAACGTCCCATCTTCATTAGAGCAAGGTGAGTTAGCATATATTTATGATACAAGTACTACCGATACGGATGCTGGTGGTAATGGTGGTCGTTTATTCATTGGACACCCTACTACCAATTCAGACACCCCACTAAAAATTGGTGGTGCATATTACACTGCATTAATGGATCACACACACGGCACTGTTACTGCAAGTACAGCACTCCTTGTGGATTCAAACAAAAAACTTAACGAATTATTAATTGATAACATTTATATTGATGGTAATGCAATCACCTCATCAAATACAAATGGCAACATCACAATAACTCCAAATGGAAATGGTGCGGTTGTTATTGATGGGTTATCTCATCCAGCAGCAGATGGAACTGCCGGGCACTTCTTAAAGACAAATGGTTCTGGAGTCCTTGGATTCTCTGCTGTTGCAACCTCTACTCTTACTGGGACAATTACTAATGACCAACTTGCTGGTTCAATTGTAAACGGAAAACTTTCTAATAGTGCTGTAACAGTTACCGCTGGTGATGGTTTATCTGGTGGTGGTTCAGTTGCACTTGGTGCTACTGTCTCTCTTGCAGTTGGTGTGGATGATTCATCTATTGAAACCGACTCAGATGCTCTTAGAGTTAAAGCGGCTGGTATCACAAACACCATGTTGGCTGGTTCAATCGCAAACGGAAAACTTGCTAACGATGGTATTACAATTGGTGATACAGACACCTCTCTTGGTGGCACAATCACCGCCTTGAGTGGATTGACTACCGCCTCTATTGATAACATCACTTTAGATGGTAATTCAATTACAACCACAAATTCTAATGGTGATTTGAATTTAACTCCAAATGGAACTGGAACAATTGTTGTTCCTTCTGACTATACAAGTAGATCTGGATATACTGCTCAATCACTTACTCCTAAATCTTATGTTGATAGTGTTGCAAACGGACTTGACGTTAAGGCTTCTGTAAGAGTTGCTACAACTGCAAACCTTGTTGCAACATATCACAATGGTAACGGTACACTTACTGCAAACGCTAACGGTGCAATTGCAATTGACGGTGTTACTTTAACTACCAATGACAGAATACTTGTTAAAAACCAGACAACTGCCGCACAGAACGGTTTCTATAAAGTTACGACAACAGGTAGTGGTTCTGCTGCATATGTTCTAACAAGAACTCCAGACGCTGATGCTGCCTCAGAACTAAATCCTGGCGCATTCACTTTCGTAGAAGAGGGTAGTGCAAACCAAGACAATGGTTTTGTTATGAGTACAAACGGTGCAATCACCCTTGGTTCAACTGTAATAACATTCGAACAATTCTCTGGTGCTGGACAGATTTCTGCTGGTGATGCCTTGGTTAAGAATGGTAATACCATAGACGTTCAGACAGATGATACTTCTATTGAAATTTCTGGAGATGCGATACGAGTTAAAGCACTTGGTATCGGATATGGAATGTTAGCAGGAAGTATTCCCAATTCAAAACTAGATAACAGTGCAGTAACAGTCAACTCACAATCAGTTGCTCTAGGTGCTGCGATTACTTTAAACACATCTCACATTGCTGAGAACACAAACTTATATTATACAAGTGAAAGAGTTGACGATAGAATTAACGCCTTGATGGCTGCTGGTGAAGGTATTGACTTTACATACAATGACAGTGGTAATTCATTTACAATAGCAGCAGAAGTTGCTACGTCATCCAATTTAGGAGTTGCTTCTTTCCACACTTCAAACTTTACGGTTGGTAGTGGGGATGTTACAATTACTGGAATTGACGGCGGGACGTATTGATAAATAGTGATTATTAAGGAAATACTATGTCTACTATAATTAAACCAAAACGCTCAGAGAGTGCAAACTCTGTACCCAGTGGGAGTGATTTGGCCGCTGGAGAAATCGCAATCAACTCGGCTGATCAGAAGATATATACTAAACAAGCAGATGGAACAATTGTTGAGATTGCAAACAAAGGCGCAGAAGAAGGTTTCGCAATAGCATTAGCAGTTGCATTAGGATAAAAATATGGCATCACCAAACACAAGGGCTTCATTTAAAGAATACTGTCTAAGATCACTAGGTAAACCTGTGATTGAAATAAATGTTGATCCAGATCAAGTAGAAGACAGAATTGACCAAGCACTACAATACTTCGCTCAGTATCATTACGATGGTATTGAAAGAATATATCTAAAGTATAAGATTACTGCCGCAGATATTACTAGGGCTAGATCAGATAACTCATTAGCATCTACTACAGATGTAGATGGTACTACTTCAGCAGTATGGAAAGAACAGAAGAATTATATTCCTGTTCCTCCTACAGTAATGTCTGTGGTAAAGGTATTCCCTTTCACCGATAAGTCAAGCATGAACATGTTTGACGTTAAGTATCAACTACGATTGAATGACTTGTATAGTTTTGGTTCTACTTCAGTTATTCAGTACGAACAGACTATGCAACATCTAGATTTTCTAGACCATATCTTGACAGGCGACACTGCTATTCGTCACAATCAACACCAAAACAGATTGTACTTAGATATGGATTGGGAGACTGATGTTGTTGCTGATGATTACATTGTTATTGAATGTTATCGTAAATTAGACCCAGCAACATTTGTTGATGTATGGGATGACTTATTCTTAAAGAAGTATGCGTCACAATTGATTAAACTTCAATGGGGTGCAAACCTTTCTAAGTTTCAAGGTATTCAAATGCTGGGTGGAGTTGCACTAAACGGTGAACAGATATACACTCAGGCACAAGAAGAGATTAACAAACTTGAAGAACAAATACAACTTGCGTATGAGTTGCCACCAATGCATATGATAGGGTAACATAATGCCAACTAATGTTTATTTTGATACAGGAACAAGACCAGAACAGCATCTCTATGAAGATTTAATGATAGAGCAGTTGCGTATCTATGGTCAGGATGTTTATTATATTCCTCGCAATTTAGTATCAGAAGATAAATTATTTGGAGAAGATTCTCTTTCTAAGTTTGAAGATGCATATCTCATTGAGATGTATGTCGATAACGTAGATGGGTTTGAGGGTGAAAAAGAACTCATGTCTAAGTTTGGTTTAGACATACAGGATGATGCAACATTCACAGTAGCTAGAAGGCGATGGGAACAGTTGGTTTCGGTAGATAACAATGTTATCGTATCATTGCGTCCGAATGAGGGAGACTTGATATATTGGTCAAGGGGTAATAAGTTATTTGAGATTACTTTTGTAGATCACGATGATCCATTCTATCAAGTTAACAATTTACCTACATATAAGTTGAAATGTAAAACCTTCGAATACGGTTCAGAAGAACTTGATACAGGTATCGCTGCAATTGATGCCATTGAGACAGACAATAGTTTAGATCAACTAGCGTATCAAATGACTCTTGAACAAACAGGAACATTTAATGAGAATGTCAGTCTAGAAGACGGCACTCTATTGATGCAAGAAGATGGTTCAACAGGTGCTGGACTTGGTGATAATATACTTGGTGAAAATGAAACACATGGTGGTTCTCTAGTAATTGAGAACTCAGTAGAGTCTGCCGAGTCCGCCTATATAGTACAAGAAACATATAAAGTTGACACTATTGATGAAAACGCAATGAATGACTTCTTTGATAGTGAAGAAGACACAATATTAGACTTCTCCGAATCTAATCCATTCGGCGATGCTGGGAAATTATAATTATGATTGGAAATTACTTCTATAACGAATCGACAAGAAATATCGTAGTTGGATTTGGTTCTATCTTTAACGATATTCAACTTGCAAAGAAAAATAACGCAGGCACCATTGTACAGACAATGAAAGTACCTCTTGCGTATGGGCCAAAAGCAAAATGGTTGGCAAGACTAAGGGAAGACCCTGCTCTGAACAAGAAGGTAGCAGTGACGCTTCCTCGTATTGGTTTTGAGATTAGTGGACTTTCTTATGATCCATCAAGAAAACTAAATAAGTCAATTAAAGCTAAGAAGGTTGCAAACGGTACTAATGCAGAACAAGTTAAGACTGGCTTTATGCCTGTGCCTTATAATGTAGACTTTGAACTTTTCATTATGAGTAAGAACTCAGATGACGCACTACAGATTGTAGAACAGATTCTGCCATTCTTTCAACCAGAGTACACAGTTACTTTGAAGGAATCTGCTGAACTAGATATTATCAGAGATATTCCTGTTGTGTTAAATGATATTCAGTATGAAGATGATTACGAAGGAGACTTTGCAGGTCGTAGGGCAATTATATACACATTGAACTTTACTGCAAAGTATTACTTATATGGCCCAGTAACCTCACAAGGTGTTATTCGTTCTGTACAAGTAGACCAATATACAGACTTGGAAGTCTCTGCACCGAAAAGAGAACAGAGATATTCTGCTACTCCTTTACCAGCAGACGTTGCACCTTCAGATTGGGATGCAGAAGATGGTGATTTTGGTTTCAGTGAAACCTCATCTTTCTTCGAAGATGCTAAAAATTATAACCCAACCTCTGGTCAAGACGAATAAATAGTATAAAGAATAGGAAACGAATATGGCATCAACATTAAAAGTAGATACAATACAAACCTCTGGTGGAACTACATCACTAACTACGGATTCTTCTGGAAGAGTTTTTAGAAGTAATATACCTCATTTTATTGCTGGCACATCAGCAGTATCAGGCGCCAACTATACTGCTTGGACTAGGCTTCCATTTGTAAAACAAACTCACGCTGGAATTCCTGCATCTAGTGATTTTAATGACGCCAATAACAGATATATTGCTCCTGTTGCTGGTTTATATTGGTTCAGTTGGAACGCTCGATTTGATGGTGTTGGCGGTAACTATATACAAACTGAAATGAGAGTAAACGGATCTAGTCTCCAGAAATACAGAGGACTTAACGGCCCTGCATCAACGACATATCATACCATTGGTTCTCAAGGTATAATCCAACTGAATGCTACTGATTATGTAGAAGCTTGGGTTATAGTTTCTGGAGATTCTTCAGTCAACTTAGACAATGACGCAAACTTTCATGGATATTTAATAGGATAGAAGAATGGCAATTAGAAAAATAGTATCAAGAAGTATTGGAACAGATGTTATCGCTGCTGAGGACTTGGCAGCAAACTCTGTTACTGTATCTGAACTCACAGATGGTGCTGTAACATTGGCAAAGATTGCCACTGCTGCACAAGCATCACTAGGTGGTGGATTTTTCCAAGGGGAGACTTCTGGTGGGAACTCTACTAATGGTAAGGGACATATCTTCAGAGTACACGAACCAACATTAAATACAAACGTAACAATTGCATCAACAGACAATGCACTCGCAGCAGGCCCTCTGGCGGTTGCAGATGGTGTCACACTTACTGTTAGTGGCAACTTGTCAATCGTATAGGAGATATAAGAGATGGCATCAACATTAACAGTAGATAACATTGTAGGGGCAACAAGTGCAAGTAAAGTACATGTTCCAGGCGGTGTAGTTCAAGTAGTAACTTCACAAATGGCGGCGTCCGCTGTTGGCACTACTTCTAGTTCATATGTCACTACTGGACTTTCTTTAACTATAACACCCAAATTTTCAAATAGTAAAATATACCTAACTTGTCAGGGCGGTGGACACTATTTACCGCATGCTTCAGCGATGGCAAATGTAACTATATATAGGGGCAGTAGTAACCTTGGTGGTACATATGGTTTTGAGTCTGCATATTCTACTAGCACTGGTTATGTAATAACTGCACATTCATTATCACACTATGATGTTTCTATTGGAACAACCAGTGCTATAACTTACGCTTTATATATGAAAACAGCAGGTGGAAACTATCAATTTCAGAATTCTGACAGAGCCACTATAACATTCACCGCTATGGAGATTGCACAATGAGTATTTTAACAGTTAACACAATCACTCCATTGACAGGCGACACAGTTTCACTTGCATCTGGTAAGACTCTAAATGCAACACAAGGATTTACTCCACCAGCTGGACATGTAGTGCAAGTAGTTACAAACACTGTTACTGGTGTAGTAGGGCAAAACAGTACTGCTTGGGTGAATATGTTATCAGTATCAATCACACCGCATTACTCTAACAGCAAAATGTATATTTCTGCTTTTGTTGGTGGAGTTTATATGAATTTGAGTAGTCAAGCAAACCAATCGAATTGGCGTTTAGCACGAGATGGTGGTACTATAACTGGTCATAATCTACATTTCCACACAGAGGAAGGACGAAACCTTACTGTCGCTGGAACAAGAACACATCCAGCTATGGCAATTATTGATCCAACATCTGGTTCTGGTTCTAGAACATATGCAGTACAGTCTGAAAGACACAATGGAACTGGTGGTCTTCAAATAAATGATACCTCTGGGACAAGTACCATTACCGTTATGGAAATTAAACAATGATGATAAAAATTAAACAGGAGAAAAAATAATGGCAACAGTATCAGACGCACTAAGTGCTCTTGGTGTCACACAATGGGTTCTTAGAGGCGAACCAACAAACGCAGAAGAATTTGCATCTATGTTCCGTAAGGTTACAGGCTCAACTGATGAAGGTTCTGCAATCGAATCAGACAACTCAGTAGACTTTGGTGTTACTTGGGATGAGGTAAATGTCAAACTACAAGACTTGACTGCCGCAGAACCAATGAAAGAACTTCGTGCAGAACGAGACAGATTGATTGCTGCAACTGATTGGTGGGCTGGTTCAGACCGCACTATGACAGATGCACAAACTGCTTACAGACAAGCCCTTCGTGACATTACGGATAGTGCAAGTTCACTAGACGATGTAACATGGCCAACAGCACCATAGGTATGACATGTCAAACCAAACTGAAATTTTAGATAATGTACTTGGTATTGCAGATGTTGTGGAAACAACAGTAAGAGATGTGTCTCCACCTCGTGCAATAATTGTTCCAGAAACAAATGAACAAGACACTGACAATGATTATAAATATCAGAGAGAGAACTTTTATCAGTTGGTAGAGAGAGGACAGGATGCAATTGAAGGTATCCTAGACCTCGCAAAAGAAGGTGAACACCCAAGAGCATATGAAGTTGCTGGTAACTTGATTAAACAGGTTGCAGATGTCACAGAGAAACTTGGTGATTTGCAGACGAAGATGAAGAAATTAAAAGAAGTGCCCAATCAGGCGCCGAAGAATGTAACGAATGCGCTGTTTGTTGGTTCTACCGCTGAATTACAGAAGATGTTAAAAGGAAAAGAATAATATGCCCTTAACGAGAATAACAACAAGAAGTGTTGCTAACGACACAGTTGGTAGTGATGATCTTGCACCAGACCTTGTATTGACAGGTACAGTTGTAACTGCGCCAACCATAGCGTTGACAGGTACAAGTGCTATTACTCTACCAAAAGGATCAACTGCACAACGTGGTACAGCTGCTGATGGTAAGTTCAGATTCAACACTACACTAAATCAATTTGAAGGATATTCAAATAGTGCTTGGGGTGCAGTCGGTGGTGGTGCTACTGGTGGTGGTTCAGACCAAGTGTTTATTGAAAACGACCAGACAGTAACAACCAACTATACAATTTCAACTAATAAAAATGCCGTAAGTGCTGGAACAGTCACCATTAATAGTGGGATATCAGTTACCGTACCTACAGGCGCACGATGGGTGGTAGTATAACATGGCTGTAGTAATTAACGGAACAACAGGGATTGATAAAGTACAAGACGGTTCAATCGGAACGGCAGATATTGCCGCAGATGCAGTTAACTCAACTAAGATTGATAATAGCATACCTCTTGGTAGAAGAAATATCCTTCGGAATGGTGACATGAGAATCGCCCAAGAGAATGCTGGCACAGCAATAACGGCTACATCCACTCAATATGTGATTGATAGAATTAAACATAACCTTGCTGGATCAACTGGTGCAAGATATTCTGTTCAGAGAAAAAATACTGCTGGGGGCGGGCCAGACAGACATCCTTATTATATGAGAGTGGAGTGTACAACTGCTCAATCAGCCCAGTCGGGTACACAGTCTAACTTTGAAGATCACAGAATTGAATCTCAAGATTTGAACGGATTGGCTTGGGGTACAACTGGGGCAAAGGGTGCAACACTTAGTTTTTGGATAAAGGGTAATGTTACTGGAACCTATGCAGTTTGGTTTTATTCTGTCGCTTCTGTCGCTAATAAGATGATAACCAAATATTATACTATCAATACTGCTGATACATGGGAATATAAAACAATTACTATTCCAGCAAGAAATGATGAAGTTATGGCGTCATCTGCCGCTTCTGGACTTTATGTTAGATTTATATGGAACACAGGTACAGGATATAGTTCTGGTACTGCAAGTACATCTGCTTGGGCTGCTGATTCTAATGTAAACAGATATGCTGGACATGGTGTAAACCTTGCAAGTGCTACTGGTAACTACATAGAAACTACTGGACACCAACTAGAGGCTGGATCTGTTGCCACTGAGTTTGAATTCCGTGATAGGGGAACTCAATTAAGAGACTGCCAAAGATACTTTTATAAATGGGTTAACACTGGATTAGACGATCAAATCAGCTTGGGTACTCCATACAACCCTGCTCAGCAAGACGGTTCTTTACCAAATACTTCTGCAAGTGGTCATTTATACTTCCCCACTGAAATGCGGGCAAGACCTACTGTTGTCGCTGTTATGTCTGCTGGGTCAATTAATAGAGCATCATCTACTTATACTGGATTTACTGCTCAGATGTCGTCAACCACAGTTTCCCAGAGTGTATCCTCGGTTACATCATACACTGCTACAGCAGAACTTTAAAGGACTATAATATGAATCACGATAATTTAACAGTACAATATGTCGCACTTGATAATGGAGATAATTCGGTAAATCAGTTAAAGGTAACTGATGCTGATTCTGTTATTAACTTTGTACCAATTGATTTGGAAAACACAGACTATTTTAAAATAAAACAAAAGATTGACAATGGTGATTTAACCATTGCTGATGCAGACTAAATAGTATAAAGAAAATAGGAAAAAATAAATGAGTAACATTGTCCTACAACCAAATTCAAGTGGAACTGGTAGCATTACTATTGCCACTCCTAATACGAATACAGATAGAACTCTGAACATTCCAGATGTTGCAGGCAATCTTGTCACAACAGGTGACAGTGCTACAGTCACAGATGCAATGATGAATGCCTCTTTAAACTTGTCTGCAAAAACACTAACTATGCCTGCTGGTCATGTTGTACAAACTATATATAATTTGCCAGGCACTACTATCCAAATTTCGATAGGAAGTTCTAGTACACCATCATTTACAGAATTACATAGTAGTTATAGAATAACTATAACACCAAAGTTTTCTAATAGTATATTGAAATTAACTTGGGACGGAATGATTGGTGGACGAAATCAGTCTGGAATTATAAGTTTGAAGTTTTATGACCAAACAAACAGTTCTAATGTTGGATCTTCTACATTGGGAACTGGCAGTAACAGAACATTTTGCAATGCATCCATAAGAACTCAAGACTCTGACACTAATGATAGACACCCTGTTACTATGTCTGCATATCAAGCTGCTTCTAATACAACTGCAAGAACTTATGGAGTTTATGGTGCAATGGAATCAAATTCCACCTTTGATGTAAATATGACAGATACAGATAATGCTGGTTGTTCATATGTTACTCCAAACTTTACAATACAGGAGATTGCACAATAATGGACAGTAAAATATCAATAACAACTGCAATCGTTGCTTTAGGAATTACAGAGTTTGCTTTAAGAGGAGTTCCAACTTCAGCTTCAGAATTCAACTCTATGTTTTCTAAAATAACAAGTATAAACTCAGATGGTATTGC